TCAACGTTTGGTTCCAGTCTTTCTGAGTGTACTGAGTTAATGGAGTAGCTGTAGTTCCTCTCTTCCAACCGTTATAATCCCATCTTAACGTCCAAGCCGCACCTTTTCTAAGGTCTCTCAAGATTTCTCTATCGATTTCAGCTGCCACCTGCTCTGACAATAAAGCTGTCAATTCAGCTTCAGCGTCGATGTTGTGGAATGCTGATACGTCTTGTGCCATTTCAGGTGACCATTGAGCTCTTAACTTTCTTTCTGTAACAGAAACAGTTACTGCTTCAAGGTCAAAAGAAACTTCACCAATTCTATCTTCGAATTCCATTTCTTTGTAAATTCTGTAAGTTGTGATGAACTGTGAACTTGGTGCCACTGAACCGTTAGCCTGTGTTGTGTAACCTGAGTAACCGTCAAACGAACCTGCTCCGATAGAACAAGGAACTTGGAAGTCAGCCTCAAGGTAAATTTTACCGTCAGCGTCACAAATGTTGTCATAAGAACCACCGTTAGCCGTGTTCGAAGAACCGAATGCTGGTGATGATGTTCCACCGTACTCAACGATACCTTTACCGTATTTCTGTGTTACAACTCTGAACAACAAGTTACCTGTAACTGCTGACCATGGAGATGTACCTGAAGTTGATGTAATAGTCAAATCAGAAAGGAATGTTTCTGTGTCGACTGTGTTACCATCAGGACCCATTAACTTACCGTATGAACCTGCGTTAGAGAAACCTGACATAACAAGTAATACTTTTCTGTATTCACCTGCTGTGTAACCAGATGCTACTAATGAATCACCTACCCATACTACAGTTACGTTTGGTGCAGTTACAGAAGAGAACTGACCTTTAGAGTAGTCGAATAATCCTGGTGGGTCAAGAGCTGGTTCGTTACCTTCGTAGAATCTATCGTAAAGGTCTTTACCGTTGTCTGCTCCATAACCTTGGTTAGGGTTGTTCTGACCTGAATCAACTGCTTCAGGTGAACCGATTGGTGCGTAGTGTTGTGTACCGTTAGCACCACCAACATACTGTTGAATTTTAGGTACGAAGTAGAACAATTTACCGATAGGTAAGTTCATTGCTTGTACTGATACGATATCGTTAGCCAATAATTTAGAGAATACTCTTCTAACGATAGGGAAAACAACCGTCTCAAATGAACCTGTGTCAGATGTAGATGATGCTTCGTTGATTAGGTAAGAAGCTTGGTTTTCGTAAAGTTGAGCCACGTTTTCTCTCATGTGACCTTTCAAACCTTCCAAGAAACCTAACTTATCCCATTTGTTGATTGTGTCTTCTTTGATAACTTTCAAGTGCTTAAGACCGATGTTACCAACAAGACCTGATTCTAATAATGCTCCCATTTTAGTTTTTATTTAGTTTTGTTTTAGTTTATTTTTATTTTTGTAATTTACTCATTAAATCTTTCATTCTTAAGAACTGAGGATTTTCATAAGTTTTTGACTCAATAAGATTTGTAGAAGCTCCTCTTGATGGAGTCTTAGCAACTTTAGCCTCAACTGATTCAGAAATAGTTGAAGTTTCTTTGCTTTGATATTCTTCTTTCAAAGTCTTATAAAGAGTCTTTGATTCTTTTAAAGATTCAACAGTGTCAAATCTTCTCAAAATGTTAATTTTTTCTTGTTTTGTTGTTGTGTGCTCAGTGAACAATCTTGTTGCGTAAGCTAAGTTTGAATTGAAGACAGCTACTTCATTTAATTTTTCTCTGAAAATATTTAATGCTTTTCTGTATTCTTCATTCTTTGCTCTCAAAGATTCTACTTCTTTAGCCATCTCACTCTCAGATACAGTTCTTACCTTTTGTTTTGGTAAACCGTGTCTTCTTGGGTCGTTCTTAGAACCATTACCCAAAGTACGAGCAGCTTCAGTTGTTTCAGCTTCTTCTTCCTCCGACATTTCAAATGACTTCTTTTTCAAGTTCATACCAACACCCTTAGGTTTAATAGTCATTGAACCTTCTTTCATTTCACCGTCTTCCATTTCAGAATCTTCCATTTCAGATAGGTCAAATGATTTTTTCTTAAGGTTCATTCCCATACCTTTTGGTTTAATAGTCATTGACTCCTCAACCTCACCTTCGAATGCTTTTGTTTTTTTAGTCATACCTTTTTTAGTTGTGTAATCTTCATCACCTTTATGGGTTTTTGATTTTTCACCCTTTTTCCCGTAGTCACCTTCACTCATTTCTTCGTACTCTTCATCAGAAGATTCATCTTCATAATCTTCCATTTCATCTTCGTCTTCAGAAATTTCGATTTCGTAAACTACATCGTCTTCTTCGTACATCTCGTCCATTGTTTCTTCATAGTCTTCACCTTCTGTGTGAATTTCATATTCAACATCAGAATTAGTATCCTTAAGATGAATTGAATCTTCATCTTTAGAAACAATAATACCATCTTCTTCGCCCATAGCTTTGAAGACTTTTAAGATTTCATCATCAGACGCAGTTCTAAGGTCTAAAGGTAATAGAACTTCTTCTTCGTCATCTACTTCTAATTCATCACCAGGTAAATCCAAAGACATAAGGTCTTCTTCATCTCCTAATGTTTCATCAGAAAATTCATCATCAGATTCTAAATCATCAGATTCTTCATCGTCCATTTCAAGTTCAGCTTGTTCTTCCATTTCGTGAGCGTGCTCACCTTCTTCCATTTCTGATACTTCTTTCATAGACTCCGCTTTTTCAACCTCTTCAAGAGATTCCTTTACTAGTTCACTGATTTCTTCCTTCATAGTAGAAGCAAGTATTCCTTTTGCATTTTGAGTTACGGCTTCTTCCAAATTTTTCATTTGTAAAAGTGCCTCTTCAACTAAAGATTTTTTTTCGTTTTGCATTTTAGTTTTAACAAGAGTTTGTTTATTTTCCTTAATAAATATCTCAGTTTTAAAAAAAGTTTATTTTTTAATGAAATGGCAAAAAAAAATCGGGTTTTAGCCCGATTTTAATTTTTAATATTTTAATAAATTTTTTATTCGAAAACTTCGTCAATCTTACTTTCACTTACTGAAGTAATTCTCCAATCGTTTGTAAAACCTTCAAACTTTTTAGTAACTTTAGCTTCAACATCAGTAACACTGAAACCTTTTACCAATTTTTCTTCTCTAATTTTTTTTACTTTGCCAGTGTCAGTATCGACCAAGTCATACTGAATTTTGGCCACAAAATATTTTTCGTCCATAGTTTTAATTTTTTTTTAATAACCTAAATAATCGGAAAGTCTTCTCATTAAGTCAACAGACTTATCATTTTTTGTAATGTTTTCAGGTGATTTTTTTTCTTCCTCTAAGTTTTCTTCGTATTTGTTTTTGTCTTCTTTATTTAAAAACAAATAAGCTCCTGGCGTGGATGGTGAAGATACTAAGTCAAAACAAATTAATTCAAAATCATCTTGAACTTCATTTTGTTCCCCTTTCTTAGCTAAAGAACCAATACCTCTTGACGATACTCCCATAGTAACACCTTGTCTCATTAAGTTAGCTGCAACATCTCCAGGTGATGAAACTATACCTCTTTCATGGAAACCTGGTGTAGTTAATAATTTAATCTTACCCATAAGGACATTACCTTCCCACCATACATCAGTAATAAGGTGAGACACTCTTTCCAAATCAATTAGTGAAGATTCAGGGTGATTTAACTCAGATATAGAAAGACCTTTGTTAATTGCTTTCTTATATTTTTCAACTTCTCTCTTTAATATCCTCTCAGGATAAACTCTACCATTTCTATTTGGTACACCATATTTCTGAAGTGTAGCGTAAAATTCAAAAGGTTTTGAGTGTTCTAACTGACCATAAGATTCTCTTATTACTTCAGCGTTTCTGAATTCGTTAGGTGATACTGTTCCCGCATCCCACTCAACCAATATACCATTTCCTAAATCGTTTGGACCTAATACTCTCATTGTATTTTTTTATAATAAATACTATGGAATATCAAATGTTTTTTGATTTTGATTTTGATAGTTGAAAATATTCCGACCTTAAAAGTTCATCTTGATAAACAGACTTAGCAATTTTTTTAATTTTTTCTTTTAATATTTGTGATTTGAATTCAAGAGAATCTTTTAAAAATAGTGTGATTTCTAAACTCATAAAACTTTTTTTATTTAGTTGTATCCCACTTGAGCGTAGGTCCAAATCAACAATAGAGTTTTTTTCAAACACATCTTGGTCAATAACCTCTAACAAATTATGTTTAATTTGTCTATTTAAATTTCCCGTTACTCTATCCCAATTTTCTACTTCCTTTATTGGTTCAACCCAAGATTGTATGTTTATGTAAAGTGATTTAAAATTTATTGAATCTACAGTTCCGTACACACATTTCGCATTATCAAAAATTGATAATTTCGATGTTTTTCCTTTTTTCATTTATTATTTCATCTAAGAAGTTTTATTGTTTGATATATTATAATCAAAAAAAAAGTATTTGTCAAAAACTTCCCAAACTCAACTATATTTATTAAGATAGTATTATGATAGTAATAGAAGTACAAAAAGGTGAAAGTATCGAAAAAGCGTTAAAACGATACAAGTACAAGGTCATTAAGACCAAACAGATTGATATGTTACGTGAAAGACAGGAATTTGTCAAAAAATCGGTAACAAAAAGAATGAAGAAACAAAAAGCCAAATACAAACAATATCTTCAACACATAGACACAAAATAAAAAAGTCCGACTCAGTCGGACTTTTTCTTTATAACCCTTGTTCTAATTGTTTAAGTTTATATAACGAAATCAAATCAGATTCACTTTCTTGTATTTTTTGAATTGTATTACCAATCTTTTCTTTTAACTCAGAATCATCTGACTCAGCAATTTTATCTGACAATTTTAATATAACGTTTTCTTTGACTAATTTAATTTCTTCTGAAATTTGTTTTTTATTCAAGGACAATAAAGATTTTAATTCTTTTTTATCTTCTTCAGAAATATTTGAATATTCTTTATTGAATGTATTTGTAACAATTTTCAACATAGATGAAAGTGGAATGTTTACACTTTCTTGAACTTTTTCTTTTTTTGTTGAAAGTAAAAGACTTTTAATTTGTGTTTTTGTCTCTAATATTCTTTCAAGATTTGTAATCTTATTTTCGTAAACTACAAAATCAATGTTGGAGTATTC